CATCAACGCCTTGTGCTGACCTAAATATTTGGTCGTTCGCTAACTGCAAAAATGCCAATCTTGCTTCGGTTGGTATCTCTAGCGTTTCGGCTTTAGCGTCTCCACCTTCACCTACCTTCATGGCTTTATGTTGTTTCAGCTCTAACATAAATTCGTCTATGTCTTGACCGTTGTAGTTTTTGAGTATCCAGTAAACATCTTGAAAGTCATCTATGTTATTGGCAAAGTCGGATGCGGTTATATCCCATATGTCAATCCAACCTTTAATTGGGTACAGTTGACCTTCTTGTTCACTGTTAAACCATAACGGTATAGCAGGTACTTTGCCCCATGATATCGGTTGTTCTTCTACTGTCATGCCGTTAGCGGTCTTTCGTTTCGTCCAGTAAGGCTTTTCTTCTACGCTATCGCCTTTGTAAACAGTCATGTATTCATCATTCCATAGTTCGATAATTTCCTCGCCCTTGTATTTATAATGGCGAATGATTCCTATGAGCTCTTCATCTTCATAGACCGGTACGACTTCTTCCGCTTTTAGCATCTTAAACTTCATCTGACCGTTTTTAATATACGGCACTATCCAAGCTACTGCGGTCTTGCCTGCTTCGGTTGCGTATGCATCCATGTTACGATCAAAGCTTTTTCCTAGGGTTTCGAGTAGGTCGGTGGTGTCTTGGTCGGTGTTCCACTTAATGCCGTTGCCCAAAAGATAATTGACTAGCTGCTTAATCAGTATCTTGTTATACAATGAGCCTAATCGATGGTTAGCCCTGTACACGTCCTCTAATAGCCTTTGATTAACAATACACTGTTTTTTACGGTGCATTATCTCGGTGTTTTTGCCCTTGTAGTAGTCTCTACCATAACCGATGTATTCGTAAAACTCGGTGTTTTGATATTCTTTTATAATTCGCCTTATGTCTTTTAATTCCATGTTATTTACCCCATCCCCAATTAGATTTAGATAGTGTTTCCCTTATTAAACTGGCTAAACTATCGGGTGCATCGTCATTAGTTGCGTTTTCGGTGTAGTCAAGTATTTGATTAATATACTCTTTGTCGGTGTCTTGTAAAAATATGATTCGATGCCATTCGCTTTTCAAGTGCGTTGATATCTTAATATATTTGTTCATCTTTTCATGGTAAGGCTTTGTGGGTTGTTTTATCTTTTTGTTTAGATAGCCCTTATCGCCATTTGTCTCGTTGTAAAGCGTTCCTGCCCTGTAATGTGTGCGTTTAGCTTCAAAACCATTCAGGACATCGTCTACGTGCGACTGTTTTAGTTCTCCGTATACATAAAGATTGCCATCCGGATGGTCTTTCACGATTGTAAAGGCCGTTCCATCACCACCGCCATAACTTGCATCAATATGACATACACCATCGTATATCTTTTCTGTGTTTGTGCCATCGTCTATGGTGCAATTGGTAAACATGGCGTCCTTGTCAGCTATATGCTTGAGTTCGTAGTTGGCGGCAAACAAGCTTGAGGTCATTGAATCCCTTATTGCCTGTAGTTCATTGTCACTTATAAGTCCAGTGCTATAGCAATCATAACTTACTATATTCGGCATGATAGAAAATGCATCTTCTTTATGCCATGGTGTACCAGTGTTGATTATGCGGCCACCTCTGTTTTTAATGTTCTGTAGTTCCTGATAGACCATTTTTGTTCGTTCCCTGTGGGCTTTAGAAATTCTGTCGTCTACATTTATTATATCATCGGTAATAATCAGATCGGCGTGTTTACCTGTTAAGCTTGACCTACATCCAGTGCCTACTAGCTGTGGGCTTCCCTTTGTTGTGTCTTTTAGGTTGGTGTCAATCTCAAAAGCTGATTCTTTTACCAGTATACAGGGCTTACCCCATAAGCACATTGACATGTCTTGAAATATATCTTTCTTAAGCAGCTTACCTACCTGTAACACAATCTCTTTTACATCATCATCCGACTTACGCAAAAATATAACTGTTATCTTAGGATAGACAACTATGAACAATGCCAGGGCAATTGATAAACAAGTAGTTTTGTAACTGCCCCTGTGAGCCTGTAGCGTTGTGTCATTGGCGTTAAACAAGAACAACTTTAACCATTCGTTATGGATTGGCTTTAAATCAGTAAAACCACATTCAAGGCCAAAGGCTACCGGTTTATGCTTTACTAGGTCAAGATAAAACTTAGTATCTTTATTCATCTACACCATTCCCAAGATATTTGTCGTAAAGTTCAGACCTATTAATGATTGACATTTCCCCGGTGTGTTCTATTTCTTGTTTATCGGTATAGCCGTAGTTCTTAGCCAAAAATATTGTCCCACCATTACCTTTTTCAATCATTAATTCTTCAAGGTTTGCAAGCACTTTGTCCCTTGCTCTTTTTATTATGTGGAAAAACTGTTCTTTCTTTTCGTAGTTGTAAAGCGTTTTCCTATCCATTTCTAACCAATATGCTAGTCCTGCAATAGTAGTCGGCTTTTCCTTTAGCTCACAATCTATAAAATAATCATTAACAAGCTTTTCTAATTCTTCTGCATTACTATACAATTGAGGTCTACCCCCTGCGTGCTTTTCCATTTCCTCACCGCCCTATAATTCTAGTAACGTAAACGTGGACCCTGTAAGTAAACTAATCGTCCCACTGTCTCGCTTTGCTATGATTGTCAGTTCATCGTCTTTTTGTAAGTCTAGGTATATCAATAGCGGTACTGCCTTTATGTCATTAACTGGTAATCTAACGACTGTTGCTGAATCGGTTAAATCAATAATTGTACCATCTCGGTTTAATCTTACGCTTATCTCTACAACAGATGGAACGCCACCACCTTCTTTTTCTATGGACAAAGAACCTTGTAGTAGCATCTTAGTAGCTATAATAGATTTAAACTTTAGCCAGTATATACCGCTTCTATCTTTTGCTTTAAATCTTTTAGCGTCTAGGTTGTTGATTGAAGCAAATGTTAAGATCGGGGCATAGGTTGTTGATGCAATTGATAAATCTGTGTTCACCATTACACTTGCATAACGTTTTACTTCTTCGATGTTTAGTATGTCGTAGTGGGGTGTACCAAAGTAATGTACGTACAAATCAGCGCCTTCGTGTTTGTGGTCAAGTGTAAAGTACTTGCTACCTCTTGCCCGGTCTGCTCCTCTAAACATTACAACCGCTTTATAGTCTACATTGTTTGCCATTTCATTGTATATCTTGTATCTGCTTCTTTCTATCCTGTCTATCGCACTTGGCATTACAATAGCCCCACAGGCGTTCCTAATGTCGAACGCATAGATTGATTGAGGTTTATCGGCATAATAGGTTTCTAGGACGTTGTACGTTTCCACAGTAAAGACGTCATTCTCACAATCAAAGGTTAATGTATCTGATGTGTTAGATAGTATCAAACAGTAATCGTCTGCATCCGTTGTTGATGTTAGCTTAACAACCTTATCTGCCCACTCGTCTACTTCCCATGTTGCGGTGCTATCTGTCATTGTTGTAGATGTATTGCTTGTTGCCGTACCTGTATAAATGTCGGCTGTTGTGGCTATGTCTACGCTCTTGTATTCAAGGTTCTTTACTGCTGATGTATTAGTGCCTACTATAAACATTTTTGCACCTCTTTTCTTTACCGCACAATACTTACCTATTAGGGTGTAAGATTTATATTATCAATTAATACTATGTCTGTTCCTGAATTTACCAAGCTAGTTAAACCTGAAAATTGATTTCCTTGTAGTGTTATGCCTGTGTTTGTAAAATTGTGGAACAGAGCCGAGAGTTTAGAACCTGAATTAAGGAATTCATTATTTCTAAACAAAGCTGTTGTAGCTGGATTCCTTAGTTTAACTCTTGTAAATGTTACTGATGTATAATTAAATCTTGAGTTCTCCATGAGTAAGTTAGTTACAACTGCTGTGGTAGCGCTTTGCATCAACTCAATATTATTTACGTTTGTTGCTACGACATTATCAATGTGAGCATCTATAAAGTTCCCATAAAGATTGAATAAATTTTCGGTCATACCTGTACACTCAATAGTAAGATTTTTGATTATTGGACGATACATATTCGTTATTCTGAAAGCGCCTTTAGGAACTGTTGTAATGTTTGTCGCTTCCGATATCGCAACATTGTCAATTGTAACATCATGAGCATTACTTATACTGAAAGCAAGGTCTGCTCGTTTGATGGTGGTATTTAATACTTCTATGTTGTTAGCACCACTAAAGATTACAAAACCAACTCTAGCATCTTCTAATTGACTATTAAGAATTTTCACATTGGAAGCAGGTGAAGTTCCTGTATATCCATTAAAGATATGCACACAAGCGCCCGGTGATTTTCTAATAAGTACACCGTCTAGAGTAATATTGCTACAATCTTTGTCAATATATATACCATGCAGATACTCTGTCTTACCTTGTCTAGCATCCAGTATTCCACCAATCATACTAAAGTTATTCACGGTGTTCATAAGTATAGGAGTTAAAGAATCGTATACGTTTAGGTTTTTAACAATAATGTTTTCATTAATCTGTACATGAGCCGCCGCACCAAATTTAACACCGTTATTCATGTTGTAGCAATTTACATCTTCTATGGTTAATCCTGTGACTCCTGTAAAGTGAATTGCATTTATATTACTAACTAATGCACCTACGCCATGACCACTTCCAGTTCTGTCATTTACTGATTCAAATGTAAGTCCCTTAATTGAAACATTTCCAACGTACTCCGAATCGGTTGTAATCATCATGTTAGTTTGGCTTTCACTTGACGCTCTAAACAATTTTGAGCCATATCCTCTTATATGAAGATTGCTTTTCATGTTTAAAGTGCTTGTTATTTTGTAAGTTTTATCCTCGCTAAACAGTAATGTCTTGTTTGTTGAACTTGCTTCAATCATAGCCGTTTGAATCGCTAAAGTATCGTCTGTAACGCCATCGCCTAGAGCGCCAAAACTATCCACTTCGAGTAACTGACTAAACAATTCTTCACCATTCTAAAAG